ACGAGCAATTACAGACGTAAGCAATATAAAAATACCCAATATTCAGCCACCCGCTAACGTAGGTTCTGCAGGAGGCGTTAATCCAATATTAGTACCCAACCCCGTAACTAGAGCAACAGTAGGAAGTCAATGAACCTAGAACAATTAAGAGAAGAACTCAAAAGAGATGAGGGATGTGTTTACTCCGTGTACCTCGATCACTTAAATTTGCCTACAGTGGGCATCGGTCATCTTGTAACAGAGTGGGATGAAGAGTATGGTAAACCTGTTGGCACATCAGTATCAAAAGAACGTGTTAATGATTTGTTTGATAAGGACATACAAGTAACGATAGATGAATGCAAAGTATTGTATGATAACTTTGATGATCTACCAGAAGAGGCACAACTAATCATCGCCAATATGATGTTCAATCTTGGACGACCTCGTTTATCTAAATTTGTGCGTATGCGTGAGAATGTTAATAAAGGTGATTGGAAATCTGCTGCATCTGAGATGCGTAACTCCAAGTGGTACGATCAAGTAACCAAACGTGCAGAGAGGTTAATAGATCGTATGGAAAACCTATCTACCTAACCAACTTCGCCCCAATCCTTACCTAACTCCTGGTCAACTTTACTTGGCACATTAAGTTGCAATCCTTGCTCCATGATTTCTGTAATTTTATTTGCTTGTTCTTGTGAACTTATACTAAAGCAAAGTTCGTCATGCACTGTAAGCAAAGGCACTAAACCTTCGTTGTAACAATCAACCATGGCTTTCTTTGTTTGATCTGCTGCACTACCTTGTATTAATCTATTCAATGCCTTGTATGTAAAAGCTCGTCTTATACCTGGGCCATATTTCTTTTCAGCTTCTTCAAACTTATAGGGTTGATTATAACCAAATGTCTTTGGCTCCCACATATCAAACCTACATGATCTGCCTAACACAGTTCTAACCCTACCCATCTTTTGTGCACGTAACATTACTTGATCTGCAAGTTGTTTAACAAACGGAACTTTACGATGGTAAGTGTCTAATAACTCATTAGCCTCTTCAAGTTTAATATCTAAAGTGTTGGCAAGTTTTTGTTTGCCCATGCCATACATAATACCAAGATTAACTGTCTTAGCTTCTTTTCTTGATATGTTTGCCATGTCTGCAACCATCTGATGAAAGTCAACATCATCTTGTTGATACTGTTCTATGATGTTATCCACAGTAGGATTACCTTTGTTTACGACTCCACAATAGTGAACCAATAACCTTGGCTCTTGGCTACTATAGTCAAAGCTACCCCACTTCTCGCCTTTTTCGGGTATAAATAGACCTCGAATCATTTTCTTAATCTCTGGATCTCTTGATGGTATTTGCTGAAGATTAGGATTAGATGAACTAAACCTACCCGTCACTGTCCCACCATCATCATTACGAAGTTGATGCAACTCACAATGTATTCGACCTTTGTAACTATGTTTTAGTATACTATCAATAAATGTATTGTGCGCCTTATCTAATTCACGAAGTCTTAATACCTTAGCTGCTATGGGATGTGGACAGTTTTGCAACCAAGTTTTTGTAAAGGATGCTTGTTTGCTCTTATCTGTCTCATCGTAATGAATATTATGATAGTCAAATACCTTAGCTACACTTGTTGCTACCCATGGTTCTACATCTATGTTGGTATCATCTTTTATTTCTTTCAGTATTTGTTTCTTCATCGTAAGTAATTTAGTTTTAGTTTGTTCTGCCTTATCTAAATCTACTCTTACACCTTTACTTCTCATTTCAAATACACAAGGTATGAGACTTGTTTCTAACTCAAATATACTTGATAGCTCTTCTTTATTTATCAGTGGTTCAAAGTGATTCCATAATCTAAGAGTCAAAGCTGCATCTTGTTCTGCATAGGTCCCTACAAATTGTGAAGGCAGTTTCCATAATTCTTTCTTTGGATCTAATCCAAAATCCTTAGCTGCTGACTTTAGTACCTTTTCATCCTTGCGCTCGCCAAGGTAATCACGACCCAAGGCATTAAGTGCAAAACTAAATCTGTTTTCATTAATAAGTGGAGCAGCAATCATTGTATCAATAATCTTGCCCTTTACATCTACGTTTGCCCACTTAAGCCACCCTGCATCATACATTGCATTGTGCATAATCTTAGGTATGTGTGGTGTATCCATCTGTTTTCTAAGCCAAGTAAAGACTTTTTCTTCTGGTATATTCCCACCACCTTGGTGTCGAAAGGGATAATATCCCACGAAATCCCCCGCTGCGACAGCTACTCCCACGATAAACCCATCGTTACGTGTCCATCCTGGGCCAAGTTCCATTAAGTTTGGATCACATGTTTCTAAGTCGATGGCTATGTACTTAGAGTTAGTAAGGTCTGGAAAAGATTGAGGCACTGTCCATTCTTTTTCTAACGTATTCATCTCCATACGTTCTAAGAAACTAATTGTGTTTTTATCTTTCATTACATACCACACATACCATCACACTCATCTAAGAATGATAGTTGCCCTTTCTCTTCCATTGTTTGTAAGTCAGCTTGATCTAATGGCTTTAAGGATCTGTGCACAAATTGCTCACGTCCTTTATCTGTGCCAGTAGTTCTTATCTTTTTATCCACGGCCACCGCATCTTTCCAACCTTTAGGATCATTATCTCTAAGATGTCGCCATTCATTATTGTTTTTGTATGGACAAAATGTACAAGCAGATCGTGGTAGATATTTTTCTGGGTAATGTTTAGCAAACCAATTCTGACAATCATATCGTTTCATTCCTAGTTCTAACAGTGGCCATCGGTTATATAACCATTTGTCTCTAGATTCTTTTACACGTTGTAGTTCGTCTTGACTTATACCTATCCATTGTTCAAGTATAACTCCTGGTTTAACTTTGTGATTTTTCTTTACACCAAGTAATTCTCTAAACTTTTTCTGTATTGGCTCGATCTTAAACTGTGTTGTACATTGCCTACGACCAAAACCATCTTTGACATGAAAAGGGACTACGCAATAATCTCTGTTTGTGCCTCTAATATTTATACCTTCAGTTATACTTTTACGTAAGTCTCCTGCAGTTGTTTGGTATATTGGATAAGATAGTTGTGTGGATAGCCACTCAAGATGTGTATAAACTTCATCAGGTTCTGCTTGTGTGTCAGCAAATACTGCACAGTCTGGCTTGGGTGTTATCTCTCCTTGTTCTGCCATCAATGCCATGACAGAAGATTGCACACCTGCGCCTAAGCTTATGACCCTCATTGTTGGATTAGGATGTGGTTTAAATAAACTACTTATCATCTTTCTCTTCTGCTCCAAGTGCGCCATATCCACAGATATCGACCCACGAATCTGTATGACTAGGTGTTTTCACTAAACGTGAAATCTTCAATGCCAATAAACAAAGATACACCATTCTTACAGAAACTTTAATACCTAATATTGCTGACCACATAGTAGCAACTCTTTCATGATTTTCATAGGCATCCCCATAGTCTCTTGCTCTATCGCCTGTAATGAGTTGCCCTGCTTTGGCTAGTACGTTTTCTCTCTTCATTTTTGTTCCTCATCTTTCACGGGGATTACTTTCATTTTGCCAGATTCAAAGTCAAATGTGTACTTTACACAAGGAATGTCTTCATCTGGTTCAATTTCACCTTCAAAAACTTCATCTGTTTCTATAAGATGAATAACTTTTTCTATCATCCTTGCCATTTCTTGATATTTAATTAATTTATCTAAAAGTTGATTATCAAGAGAATTTCTTTTCACTCTTAATTGATTCTCTACAAGAGCCACCTGTGCTAAACGTTGTCTCAAAACCTTAATAGCAACAGCTTCATGATCAGGATTAATATCTTGAAACAAAAGATAATTCAAACGAGGGTCTTCTCTTATGGCTTTATTTATTTGATCTTCAATGCTCATATTCTATACCTATACTTTCCAAATGAATCTACTATGTGTAAGTTATGCTTTGCTCTAGTAACCCCCGTATAAAACACACGATGTTCATCATCTTGATTAGGTGCATTGACTGCAGGATAGCATGACTCAGATAATAATATTACATTGTCATCCTCTCCGCCTTTCATCTGATGTATTGTCGATAGTTTAATACGAGGCTTATCTAGATCCTCTCCCCTTCGTAATATGGCTGCCCTATATGTCTGATCATCTTCTGACATGTTTACAACATCCTCAGATCTCATAGACTTAGGCGCAACCAATCCATGATTAGCCACAAGTTCGTTATATGTTAAACTGCTTTGTGGATCTAAATAATCTAATGTCTTGGCCGATCCTCTTTTGACCACTTGATTCTTACCTTGCTTTGGAACAAACCCATAGAACTGCTTGATCATATCTAAAGCTATAGGTTTATCCTCACGTAAATTTTCCCACATTCTTATAAATTGTGTGTATTCATTATTAAATGATACTTGACCGAATCTCTCGTATAAATATCCATTGTCACGTAAATTTGTTTCTATCTTACTAACTATCTTGTTAGTTCTAGCCATGATAGTCCATGATCCTTCGTCTATATCTACGTCATACCAATTCATGTGGTAGTCTACCAATCCTTCACGTGTTGTTGGATTCCATTCTTTTTGTTGTCTTACATCAATTCTTTTTACAATTTTATCTGCGATGCTATGCACGGACATTGGAACTCTGTAGCTCTGATCCAAGATCCTTATGTTAGAACATGAGTTCATAAAATTTTTTACATCAACACCATTCCATGCATGTATGGCCTGGTCATCATCTCCTGCATACCACACACGTTTGGCTGATTGTTTAAGGACATCGATCATTGACCATTGGAGCTTTGTTAGATCTTGCGCCTCATCGACTATCAACACATCAATCGATGGCGCAGTTCCTTGATACACAAAGTCTTGTATCATGTCTGTGAAGTCTCGCTTGTCGTATTCTTTCTTATATTCTTTGTATACCTTGTTTACTTTTTTCAAAAAAGAATAACTAAGTTGATAATCGCCATTATCATTATATTCATCATCCAAGGAAACTTCCCTCATGGCTGCTCTACCAATAAGTTCTAGATACTGATTACCTTTATTAAAAGATTGCAGAAGCACACCATCACTATTAGATCTTGCAGTGTTACCATCAAATATAACTCCAAGTTCCTCGCCCAACTTTGTAAAGTCTGCACGAGTCAACATGTTAGAGTCATTAAGACCTAGCCAATGATAGCCAGTTGAATGTAGAGTCTTGAACCACGGAACATCTTTGAGTGATAATTTAGTTTGTTCAGATATACGATCTTTAGCCTCTTCTATAGATTTTTTAGAAAAGGACACAAATGCAATCTTATCTGGCGGTGTGCCTCTGCCTAACTCTTCCTTAACTATATCAATCAAAGTATATGTCTTACCACATCCTGGTGGTCCGAATATTAGTTGCTCATCCATTAGACTTTTCTCTTGGTCTTTTCTCTAACCAGTCTTGAACTTCACTTTCTATCCATCTAGATGTTCCGTTCTTTTCGGGTAGACCAAGCATCACGGGTTTAGGGAACATACCCTTTTGTACCCAAAGATATAATGTTGACTTAGATATCTTAAGCCAAGAGCATACCTCGGGTCCCGTTAGGAATGTAGTACTCCTATCCATTTGTTTTTCATTAGAATGGGATTTCGTCATCATCTGTCTCCTTATTTACATATAAATCCACTTCAGTAGTTTCAAATTTAGGAACCCACCAAACCCTTAAGCTATTCCACTTACCATCATCCATTTTTATTTTTTTCATGCCATTACATTTAGAATCATGATTTAAATCTTTCAATCTCTGTTGGATCTGTGGTCTATTAAAGGTAGTAAATCCCCTTTGTTTCAAAAACTCCTGCAGTCCTTTCATGGTAAAATATGTCAAGTCATCTTCTGTCCATGGTTTACCCATGGTCATTTCCTCGGGAGACTTTGCCCGAATACGGCTAGTGCAGTAGGTTTCTACGAGTTCTTTAAATTGACCCGTTAAGGTCAACTCTTCAGAAGCTTCTATTGATGTTGCAGTGGATAACAAATTATTTACCAAAACTTGCCAATCCCCTGGTTTAAACAACGGAGGCATAAAATCTATTTGTTCTATGCATGCACGTTGAAACTGTATGGGCATTTGTAATTGCTCTGTAGATAGCTCGAGTCTCTTACCATCCACGTCAAGAAAGAATAATCTTGGCTCTGATTTTAATATCGTTAGTCCACCAATCTCGGGCAACGTATCATGACCACCGATTCCATACTTTGCTTGTTTACATGCCTTCTTATCACAATGACTCTGCATAGGTTCATCCCTACACAGATACTCATAATCTTTTTTCTCATGTTGTTGTTGAATTGTTACTATCTCAGATGCGGGTAATGGTGGTGAGCAATATTTCTGATTCCATGTCTCAAGCATTTGTTTCCAACTTTCTGGAAACTTCTTGATTGCATACTTACCTGCATGAAACATAACTTTATTTCTTTGACCTTCTGGAATACCAAGGTTAAAAAATATACGTAAGCACCAAGGCGCATCATCAAATTCTTTTTTATTATTACCAAGATTAAGTTTAGCTAAATCTTCTAAAGTAACTGTTTTCTTTTCTACAACTTCTAAAAATGTCTCAAGGGTCATCTCCTTACCCTTTTCATCAACTGCATATCTTAAACTATTATCTGCATCAAAGTATGGAAGGTTGATAAAGTTTCCTACATCTCCTCGATCTATAAGTATCTGATCTTGCTTTGGAAATATCTCACAATTAGAATGACCAAGTGCTGCTGCCATCTCTCCTAAATAATCTCTTATATCTACTGCGGGGTAATATTCTTTTAAAAACAAAAACAAATGTGCGCCACCCGATTTACTTCTGCATACGACAAAAGGCAGTTTCATAGTCTTACATCTCTTCGCTATGTCTGCATGATCAATTGGGTACGTGTCTATATCCAAGACACCAAATTTACAGTTGTTCTCACTAGTAATAGGTATAGAACCAATGCCTCTTGTTCCATTCAAATGATCCCTAACTAAATCTATAGTCAAGGGTTCTTTAACGATGAAACTCTTAGCATCGGTCTTACCATTTTTTCTGACGTTACCAATAGTGGTTTGTCCATGCGCAGTGCTTGATCCCTCAAACACTGCCATGAACTTTTGATGTAGATCCATTAAAAATGATCATCATCTACTTTAGTTGCCATTGGTTGGTCTACTATATCTTCGGCTCTTGCCTTAGCCTCGCCTTTCATAACAGACTCTCTAAACTTCTTGGCTTCTTCAAATAAGCCTTTGTCCTGGACAAAACCAACTCTGTCAAATGTCCAATTAAAGAACGTTCCTTGATCGTT